ATATAAGCATTGTTCCATTTGTATAATCTTATGTAGGTTGTAGGGTCTACAGAATATCCAAAGTCAAGACCTGCACAAAGGAGCCTTGCATCATCTGGTAATTTATCTATTGACTTCCAGTCAGGAATACAAGCACCCTCTAAACTACCTACCTCTCCAAGTCCATATACTTTCCACCAATTAGCCCAATATGTAGATGTCTTAGCTTTTACTCTTGCTTTCTCTATTTCTTTTACTATTGACTTTGGTAAACTATCATTGTCTTTATAAGTAAGTGTAATGAAGTTTGTATCTTCTTGGCCTATTAATTCTTTATCTACCCAAAACAAATTAGTTGGATTGTAGTCAAGCCATATATTACCTGATGTTCTTACAGCTAATTGTTGGTAGGCCTCAAAGCTGATATTGTTACACTCATTGATAAATAAGTCTGTTCTTCTTGCACCTCTTAGTTTGTCTGGTTGGTCTGTGCTAAAGAACTCTATATAGCTACCATTACTAAATTCGTATTTTAAGATACTTCTATTGAACTTTCTTTCATCATACCTATTCAATACCTTAAGTATATTGAGAAAGTCTTTTAAAGCTCCTCTACGTAAGTGTGGTACTGATTCTGCAACAACGCTTATTTCTTTGAATGGATAACGCATACCATAATCTATCAAGATCATAAGTATTGCAATAGTCTTTCCTGCTGACGAGCCTCCTCTAATTATTCGTAGTCTTTTATCAAGGCCTCTAAGTTTGTCGAGTGCCGTAGTTTTGGTAAACATCAGTCTATGAATAACGGCATATCCTCGTTTATACTAATGTCCTTAGTCTCTCTTGGTTTGCCGTACCTATAACCCATATATAAATTCAAAGCTCTCATATCTCCTTTATCAATTAAATGTTTTAGTTTTTTTATTACCTCTTCATTGTTGATTATGTTATCAAGTTTTTCTATGAGTTCTTTTTCTTGTGTTTTAGGTTTTCTACCTGCTCGTCCTTTTGTAGAATGGCCTCCATTATTTTTTCTTCCGTCCATAGTAAAAATTAATAAAACATTAATTAATTAATTCTGTTTATATCTATATATCGTAAAATTCAATTAATTTTTGTTTATAAAGATTGTTTTAAAATTTCAATACACAACTCCTCTGGTATTTTACTTCTTTCGTAATTACCTTTTAATCCCTGTGTACCTGTTGTGCTTCCTCTTGGAGCTGATTGGTGGTGGCAATTTATATTACCATTATGACACTCTGGTCTTGGTTGCCACCCATTTGGATTAAAGACGGATCGTAAATTATTAGTCCAAATGTCTGTTGGTTTTGCTCTTGTGTCTCCATATTTACAATACCAAACTGTCGCTCTTGGTAATCCTTTAACGATTTCTAATTTTCTTAATTTGCCTCTTGGGTTTTCAATATACCAATATTTTGGATTTAATTCTTCAATTATACTTAATGTTTTTTTTACTATGAAAACACCCAAACTTGCCTCTATTGTTTTTGGTTTGTGGTTTTTGTACCAATGTTTACCGATACTTGCTACACTAAAATATGTACAAGGTGGACTTGCCCAGACAATATCTGGCTTGAATGGTACTCTGTTAATATCAAAATCTAAAATATCTATTATATAATCTATTCTATCAAAATTTTTTATATCAGATGTAAAAACGTTATATCCAAATTTTAAAGCCTCTTTACTAAAACTTCTGCTTCCTGCGAATAGTTCAAGTACGTTCATTAAAATTCTAGTTCTTTTTGCTCCATTGTATCTACAAGCTCTACCATTGTCTTTATACTTTCATCGCTTAAATAATTTACTTTAAGTTTTATAAATTCTATCTTGGCCTCATTGTTTACATCTTTTATATTCTTTGTGAGCATTGTCAGCCACTTTCCAAGAGTTTTATTTGTAGTCAAGTATATCTCAAACATATTGAGTGCGTGTAATACTGATGAGTGGTCTGAGGTTTTTCCATACTTACGAAAGAAGTTTGCTATTTGTTGTAACTTCATCTTTTCATATTTGTATAATATGAATACAAGAAGCGATCTTGCTTCTACTACATCAGACTTTCTTGAGTTTTCAAATACATCTACCTTTGCTATTTTGTTTATTCTGTTTGCTATTCTTAATTGTTTATTCATAATGTTCCTTGTATTATATAATTATCTAAGTCATATCCTTCTATAAAAAACTTCTCAAATATTTTTAGAGCTTCCATAGTTTTACGTTCTCCTTCTGCATAAAATTCTTTACTACATTCCCATTTACCAATGTCCAAACTACCTTTGTCTATTACAAGAAAAATAAAGTCTTTGTAACTAACATTATATAACTTACAATATAAAAAGCATTGTATATCATAAGAATATTTCTTTGCTGAGTATGGGAAACCTTTTATGTCAGTTGTTGTTTTTATATCTACTATTCCTCTACTACTTAATACATCAGCCTTGCCTCTAAATGGGTAACCTAGTATTGTATCTATTGCAGGTACTTCAAATTGGCAGTCTGTTATGAATTTCAAGGCTTGTTCGTTTCTCAAAAAGGCATCAGCTATCTTTTCTGCATTTTCTTTTTCTGTTCTCGTATATACCAAACCATATTTTTCTTTTGCTTCTTTATATGCCTTAGTATTTTTGGAAGATACATTTACAAATATTTGTTCTTGGAATTTATCAGGTTCTAATATACTTAAATGTACTAATCTACCATCTCTTAATGGCTGTGTTTCTGGACTACCATATTCTGTAACAAACTTATATGTTTTTGGACTTGACAATAATAATTTTAAAGAAGAGCTGCTTAATACAAGTCTAGCAAGGTCTCCATAATAAAAATTATCATCCACCATTTTTTCTAACAAATCTTTCTTGTTGTATTCGTTTCCGTCTAAAAGTTGTATCATTCTCTTGTTTTTTGATTATTATATTTGATTCTAATTTGTTTGTGTACATATACATTACGTTCAAACATTTTATAAAGTTTCCTATTTCTTTTTTTCTTTGTGGTTCTGCTGATTCAAATGCTTTTGTCATAGCATTACCAATATAGTTGAAAGCTAATTCAAACTTTTGTTTTTCTTTTATATCCATAGTTTTAAAATTACATAGCTGCCAATAGATATTGTAAATAGTATAAGTGCAAACTTTAAGGTTTGGTAGGTAACTTCTTCTTTCTTTGGGTTTCTACCTTGATTGCTTCGATATTGTCTTTGTTTTTTCATACTTTTTTATTTCTTTCCAAAGTTCATCTTGGTATTCATTGATTATGTATTCTTCTATTTGGTCTGCTAAATTTTGAGGTAGATTTTCATAAGCAAGTGTTTCCATATCTTGATTATCATCAAGAGATTCTAAAAATTCTTTTCTTTTTCTGACAAACCAAATATTGATAGACCAGTCTATTATATGTACTTTATTTCTTATTTTGCTCATTTTGTTTTTTTATTGACAATATACAAAAAATAATTAACATTTGAATATAACTAAGATTTGTGTACGATACTTGCCATATCTTCTGTAAGTAAATACACTTTCTTAAGCAACTTCTTTTTTGTCCATAACGTCGTATCAGGACAATACAATTCTTTTACTTTTGGCATTTCTAAATAATTTATCCAATATAAGTATGTTCCTTTAGGGTCGCTAACAAAATAAAGTTTGACGATCTCAGAATCCATTTCCATAAGTTTATCATACTTATACTTTTCAAGAAGTTTGTCTTTATAATATTTATTTCTAAACTTCATTTCCATTACGCACTTGTGGCCTTTTGGTGTAAAACCAGATGCGTCATAATGTTCGTACTTTCCTTCACTCCATTTCAGATCCCATCCTTCAAACTCATTGAGGAATGATACTACAGTTTTTTCAAACTTATTTATCGTTTCTATACCCATTGTCGTAAATAGTATTTATATCACTAATCCATTGATTCCATTGTCGAGGTGTACAAGAGCAAGGTATATAATAATCGTGTACAAAATACTTAGAATGTATTTTTGCTATTAGTACTTGTTCCTCTTTGTTTATACTGCTACTATTTACAGACTTGAATACAGTCCATCTGTCGTATTCTTTTTTATTTAGTTTCTTCCATTTTGTCGCCATTTCTTGATATGTTGTTTAAGTATTCTTTTCTATCATCACATCCACAGTCATCATACCCTAATTTATTTGCTATCCAAGTAGCTATTGCTTTACCTTTTCCAAATGTAATGATGTTTATTATATATTCTAATTTATCTCCTAATCTCATAATAATTCTTTAAGTTTTGATTTCACTTTATTGAAAGTATTATAAAGTGAGTAATAAGATATATCTGTTTTTCTTGAAAGCTCACTTATACTTATGCCTTGCTCATCTACAATTTCATACACCTTTCTATCGTACCAATATATTTCCTTAAGTGCATTTTGTATTTTTTCATATACCTCTACATAATTACAAGAATCTTGTTGGGTAATTTCAAGACCATTGAGTTCTACTAAAGTGTATTTCATTTTCT